GTGTTGCCGAAGACCAAAAAGCCGCCGGGAAGTGGTCAACCTCCAAGGGAGGCCAGTATTACGCTGCTGGTGTCGGTGGTGCTCTGGCTGGTCGCGGTGCTGATCTGTTCGTTATTGACGATCCTCACTCTGAGCAAGACGTAAAAATCAACAGCCGCCTCGCGTTCGACACGGCGTGGAACTGGTTCCAAACAGGCCCGCTGCAGCGCTTGATGCCCGGGGGCGCCATCATCGTCATCATGACGAGGTGGTCGCTGCTCGACCTCACTGGCCGTCTCATCGACTACCAGACCAAAAACCCCGACGCCGACCAGTGGGAGATCGTGGAACTGCCCGCGATCTTGAATGAAGGCCAAGAGAACGAGAAGTCTCTGTGGCCAGACCAGTGGCCACTGGATCAACTCAAGTCCAAAAAGGCCAACCTCGACCCGAGGTTCTGGAACGCGCAGTACATGCAGCAGCCCACAGCAGACTCGTCTGCCATCGTGGGGCGGCATCACTGGCGGATGTGGCCAAAAGACGACCCCCCTCAATGCGAGTACGTGATCCAGTCTTGGGACACGGCGTTCGAGACAAAGACAACCTCCGACTTCAGCGCCTGCACGACGTGGGGCGTGTTCTACAACGAGGAGGAAGGGGACGCCCCGCAGTTGATTCTGCTGGACGCGTTCAAAGACCGGATGGCGTTTCCCGAGTTGAAACAAGTCGCACTCAAGCACTACAAAGAGTGGGAGCCAGACGCGTTCATCGTGGAAAAGAAGGCTGCGGGTGCCCCGCTGATCTACGAACTGAGGAACATGGGCATCCCCGTGGCTGAGTACACACCGTCGCGCGGCAACGACAAGGTGGTGCGGATGAACGCGGTGGCTGACCTGTTCTTCTCTGGGAAAGTCTGGGCGCCCGACACGCGCTGGGCCAGGGAAGTGATCGAGGAGATGGCGGCGTTCCCTGTAGGCGAGAACGACGACTTCGTGGACACTACGACACAGGCGCTCCTGCGCTTCCGTCAAGGAGGCTTCATCAGCCTCGAATCCGACGAGCAAGACGAACAACGCTACTTCGCGCCACGCAAGGCGGCGTACTACTGATTAGGAAAGGCCAGACATGGCAACGAACATCGACAAGGCGCTGTACGGCGCGCCCGTGGGTCTTGAAGAGATGGCGCAGGCTGAGCCTGAGTTGGAGATCGAGATCGTCAACCCAGAAGAGGTCACCATTGGCATCGACGGGCTAGAGATCAGCCTCACCCCGGAGGAGCCCGAGGGCGGCGGCTTCGATGCCAACTTGGCCGAGGAGCTTGACTCGTCCTTCATCGAAGGACTCGGCTCCGACTTGTCCGCAGACATCACCCAAGACGTGGGTTCCCGCAAAGAGTGGGAGAAGGCGTACGTCGATGGCCTGAAGCTGTTGGGCTTGCAGATCGAAGAGAGGACGGAGCCGTGGAACGGCGCATGCGGCGTGTTTCACCCGATGATCACGGAGGCCGTGGTCAAGTTCCAGTCCGAGATGATTACCGAGACGTTCCCCGCACAGGGCCCGGTAAAGACCAAGATCATCGGCAAGGACACGCCCGACGTGAAGGAGGCGGCGATCCGCGTCGAGGACGACATGAACTTCGAGTTGACCGAGGTCATGAAGGAGTTCCGGCCTGAGCACGAGCGCATGCTGTGGAGCCTCCCGGCCACTGGCAGTGCCTTTAAGAAGGTGTATTACGACCCGAACCTGGGTCGGCAGGTCAGCATGTTTGTGCCTGCGGAGGACATCATCCTGCCGTACGGCGCCACCGACATGGACACCTGCTACCGCCTGACGCACGTCATGCGGAAAACCAAGAACGACATCATCAAGCTGCAGGCTGCTGGCTTCTATCGGGACATCGAGCTTGGCGAGCCCGACAAGAACAAGACCGACATCCAGCAAGCCAAGGACAAAGAGACTGGCTTCCGCGACCTCAACGATGATCGCTTCACGCTCTTCGAGATTCACGTAGACCTGAACATCAAGCAAGACAAATACGGCGAAGGAGAAGACTCCGAGATCGCGCTGCCGTACGTCGTGACCATGATCAAGGGCACGAACGATGTGTTGGCCATACGGAGAAATTGGAGTGAGGACGACCCACTCAAACTCAAGCGCCAGCACTTCGTGCACTACCAGTACATCCCCGGCTTCGGGGCGTACGGCTTTGGTCTGTTCCATCTGATTGGCGGGTTCGCCAAATCCGCAACGTCTCTGATGAGACAACTGGTGGATGCGGGTACGCTGAGCAATTTGCCGGGAGGTTTGAAGAGCCGAGGGCTGCGCATCAAGGGCGATGACACCCCCATCGCTCCGGGCGAGTTCCGCGACGTGGACGTCGCCAGTGGCAACATCCGCGACAGCATCCTGCCCCTGCCGTACAAGGAGCCGTCCGGCGTTCTGTACCAGTTGCTCGGCAACATCGTAGAGGAAGGCCGTCGCTTCGCTGCCACCGCAGACATGAAGGTGGCCGACATGTCGGCGCAGGCGCCGGTGGGTACAACGCTCGCGTTGCTTGAGCGCCAACTCAAAGTCCTCACCGCCGTCCAGGCCCGTACGCACTTCTCGCTCAAGCAGGAGTTCAAGCTCCTGAAGAACCTGATCCGCGACTACACGGACCCGGACTACACCTACGACCCCGAGTACGGGACGAAGCGTGCCAAGCAGGCTGACTACGACTTGGTCGATGTCATCCCCGTGAGTGACCCCAACGCTGCCACGATGTCGCAGCGCGTCGTTCAGTTCCAAGCCGCCATCCAGATGGCGCAGATGGCTCCTCAGATTTACAACCTGCCTGAGCTTCACCGGGGTATGTTGGCGGTTCTGGGTATCAAGAACGCCGAGAAGATCGTGCCGCTGGAAGAAGACCAGAAGCCCATCGACCCGGTCACCGAGAACCAGAACATCCTCAAACTCAAGCCTGTCAAGGCGTTCTTGCACCAAGATCACGACGCTCACATCGCCGTGCACAACATGATGATGCAAGACCCGCTGATCGCCGCACAGTTGGGTCAGAACCCGCAGGCGCAGCAGTTGGCTGCGTCGCTGCAAGCGCACATCGCTGAGCACATTGGCTTCAAGATGCGCAAGCAGATTGAAGCGCAGTTGGGCATGCCGCTGCCTCCCGAGGACGAGAAGCTGCCGCCGCAGGTGGAGATCGCGCTGTCGGCCATGATGGCCCAGGCCGCAGGTCAGGTGGTGGCGCAGAGCCAGCAGCAGGCCGCGATGATGCAGGCCCAGCAGCAGATGCAAGACCCGGTGATCCAGATGCAGCAGCAAGAACTGGCGCTGCGTCAGAAGGAACTGGAGTTGAAGGCACAGAAGATCATGCTCGATGCAACGGCCATGTCTGACAAACAGGAGCTTGAAGCTGAGCGCGTGAAGGGCGACCTGGAGCTTCGCGCCATGAAGACCCAGGCCGATATTGAGAAAGACAAGGCGATGCTCATCGCTCAGCAAGAACGTGAAGGCGTCAAGCTGGGCGTCGAGATTGCCAAAACTCGTGCTGCACAGGCACGTCAACCCACTAGGAACACTAAGTGATCCAAGACTTCGCACGCGTATTGCGCGAACAAATACGCACCGACATGAACAACTACGCCGATGACTTGGCCGGGGGTTCGTGTCGCACTTTTGAGGAATACCAGAAGCTCTGCGGCGTCATCCAAGGTCTGGCGATGGCAGAGCGTTACATCCTTGACCTTGCAAAGAAAGCCGAAGATGCAGACGAGTGAAGCGGGAATCATCCTCCCACCGGGCATTTCCCTGCCCAAGACCATTCAGCCCAAGGACGAACAGGACGAGAACATCGCTCCTGAAGAGAAGGCCACAGCCCTTCCCGAGCCTGCAGGCCACAAACTGCTGTGCATCGTGCCGGACGTTTCAGACACGTTTGAGAACTCCAGCCTGATCAAGGCCGACACGTACATGAAGCAGGAAGAACACGCCACCACGGTGCTGTTCGTGCTCAAACAAGGCCCCTCGGCCTACAAAGACCCCGAGCGTTTCCCCACGGGAGCTTGGTGTAAACCCGGAGATTTTGTGCTGGTGCGTACCTATTCTGGTACGCGGTTCAAGATTTTTGGCAAGGAGTTCCGTCTCATCAACGATGACCAAGTTGATGCTGTTGTGCAAGACCCTCGCGGACTCACCCGCGCTTGAAGGAGTGAAAGATGGCGATTGATAAGGAAGAGTACAAGTTCCCTGACGAGCAGGAGAACGAAGTCAAAGTCGAGACTTCGG